ACTAATTCTTTGTGCTACTGCACCTCCTTGTAATATAACTATAAGAGAAATATCTTCAAATACTTTAACTGAATTAGTGGCAGGCTTAGGATTAAAAACTAAATTCTTAATTGCTCCTACTGTTGCAAATGCTTTATCGTTAGTGTCCATGATAACTTCTGAATTTCCATTTAAAAGCTTAACTGATACTGTTTGTCCTGCTGATAAAGCAGACTTCAAGTCCATTTTAACATAGGAAAGGGAATACTGTTGAGGTAATGTTATTGTAGTTGTTTGAGCAGTTAGACTTGCTCTTGTTGTTCCTGAGTTATGTTGATAAATCTTAGGAGTGTTTGTCCCAGCATCTAAAGAAACAAAGAAGTAAGGGCCTGAAGATATTATAGCTGTTTGTAAATTATCACTATCAGTTGTTACGAAAGGACTGTAAACAATCGGATTGCCAATCTTTGCACCAAAGGCATATACCTTACCATTAGCACCTGTCCAATACATTATGTTTCCTTTAACTGTTACTTGATTAGCACCAGTTGGAAGTTTAGTTGATGATAATGGGAATACCAATTTAGGAGCAGATACTTGATTACAAATCCAAATACCGGAAGCTCCTAAGATAACAACCTTTCCATCTATATACTTTCCACTTATAAGATAAGAGTCTGGTATGGTATAAATTATACTTGCCTTAGCCGAGATACAATCCCAAAAGAATACCTTACATTGAGATTCTATATCAGTATTTCTTAAAGGATTAGTGTCTGCTGTAATAATAAGATAAGTTCCGTCATCGGTAATATCTTTAGGATATAGGTTGTGGTCAGTAAAAGTAAAAGCATTGTTTATATTATTTGTAGTCGCATTGGTGGTTACTATCTTTCCAACTCCATATCCGTAAACTGCTGTATAATAAAGATAACCATCGTGTCCAATACAAAATACAGTTGGTATTAGAGATGTTGATGTACTACCAACTAAATCAGTTGCTAATATTTCTACATCTTCATTGGCACCTGTTCCGTTTACTGGAGGATTTGCATTAGACCTTAATTTATTATTACTTTCATAAATAATTCTTCCTCCATAAAAAGCAAGTCCATTGTGGGGTATTGCTCCTGTTGCTTCATTTTTACCAATATAATCTGAATAATCGGTAACAGTTCCATCTAATACCTTAATCCTGTAAAAACACTTACCTCCAGTTCCTGCTCGATGTCCTAAAGCATAAACATATCCATCTGTAGTTGAAGTAAAATAATTTGTCTGCGTAGTTATTGTTGCAGGGTCAATCTGTACCGGAGCAAGAGAAGGTTGAAGATAACCCATTGTTTCAAAAGGATCAAAGTTAGCAGCAGTCTGATATATCCCACCCAAAGCTAAACCTGACTGGATAGATAATCCTTGCATTATATCTTTACCTTTTAATTCAAATATCTTTGTTGGATTCATAATTTTATCCTATTGCTTCCCACATTATATATGCTGATCCTGTCGGACTACCTGTTTTTGTCCAAGTTAATACTATATTTGTAGAATTAAAAGCAACTGTTGCATCTTGAGTAACTCCCGAAGATGTCATTAGATGAATAAAATATGAATCACTTGAACTTACATTTGGAGTTGGAGATCCTGAACCAGCATCACCCACATATACACAAGAATTTGTTGTACCATTATATACTCCAGTAGAAAATATTGACAATCCATAAAAAGAAACTGAAATAACTGTAATTTTTATTTGTTTAGGAGTTGCACCAAGATTGTGTGCAATGTTTTGTGTGCCTGATGCTGTTGATAAATCATAATTTGTTGTTCCATTTTTAAAAGAATAAGCAGCAGGTAATGCTTTAAAAGAAGGTAAAGAATTAGCACCATTTGAAGTTAAAACCCAATCAGCAGTTCCAAGAGCAGATAATGATTGAAATGCTCCTGTTGCACCAGTTCCTGCACATATTACTGAATATGCTGTTGTTGTTGCTATTCCTGTTCCTCCTTGTGCTACAGTTAAAGCCGTCGTAAGCCCTCCTAAAGAGGTTATATCAGTATTAGCACCTTTTAATGCTCTTGCTGTAATTTGTGTTTGAACTGCCGAAGTAGCACCCTTTAAATAAGCTAATTCAGCAAGTGATGGATAAGTTGATGTCGCCAATGACTTAACATTCTTTGAAGCATCAAAACTAGCTATTGTTGAAGCGGTTTCAGAACTTAATATTATTGCCGGAGTTGTTACTGTCCCTGTAAAAGTAGGAGATGCTAATTCTGCCTTGTCTGTATTAAGGTTAGAGAAGTTGGTATTTATAACAGCTCTTGAACTTGCTATTACGTCTGTTGCTTGAATTGTGGTTATTGAACTCATGTTTTAATTTTTAGATTGATAACTCCAAGTCATTACCTCTGCCCATGTTCTTAATTCTGCCGCCCAAGTCATTAACTCATTCTCCCAAGTATGAGTAGCTTGTTGTTGTCCAAGAGCAAATGTTGATACATTCTTTGTTGGTGAAGTGTAGGTTGTAGAATTTTTGCTAGGATATGCCATTTTATCTAAAATCAGTTATCTGTGCTGAAAAGGCTGTCGGATTGTCGTCATTTCTATTTGAATAATCTCCCTGTAGTTCTGATAATCTATCTTTAAAGATAGTCATATAATTAATCGCAAGTTGTTGATTAATGGGAAGTAGATAAGAAGCAGCGGAATCATAGGCCAATAAGTCGTGGTAAGCATTCATAAAGCCTGGTTGTTGAGTGGTGTCTGCCACAGTAAAGTCATCTTGTGATCGTTGAAAGGTTATTTCAAGACCTCCAGTAGTCGTTACGTTGGCTAATAACTCTTTAAACCTGATACTGTTGCCAATCAATCTATAAGCAGAAGGAAAAGATGTAATTGTATCTAATGTTTCCACGTCGTCTGAATCCATTAAAGGAATATCTTCAAATATTCCAGCAGAATTTTTAACTCTTATTCGGTTAATCTTATAAAGTGTAGAAGCATTACCTCCCGAAACTGCTGCTGGTAATGTATAATCTCTTTGACCTAAAACTAAAGCTATTGTAGCGATAGGGAAGTCAGTATAATTAGAGTCATCAAACTTCCAATTCTTATCAACTCTTAAAAGAGCTACACAAACTTTATTGTAGGCTTGGTTAATGTAAGAAGTAATCTGTTTAAATAAAACAGCATCATTAGTAATGCCACCATCTCCTAACTTACATAGAGATTCTGTAAACTGTACTATTCCGTTTTTGTTTGTTGTATCGCTGAAGACCATATTTTTAATTTAATTAACTTATCCTAGTCCCCATAAAGGGACTAGAGAAGTTGACTAAACTTAGGCAACTGTGATGTTGAAGCAAAGCGGTTTAAAGTTAGCGAACATCTTGTATCCAATGTCGAATCTAGATACAACTGATATTCCTGATACTAAACCAGGGTCTTTCTCATCAACCATTATTTGACCATAAGTGCTTTTCAATACACCTAGAGTAAATAACTTTTTAACTCCACCAATTAAGTGTCCGGCAGTTAAGAGCTGTGATTTGTAGTGGGTTACTCCCATGTAGTCAAAGCCTCCTTTAACTCCACCTCTTAAAGCGTTGTCAGCTGTTGAGAATCCATTAGCTTGGCAGAATGCTTCTAATAGTTCAAAGTCAGCTGGTCTCCAAACGATGAAAGCTCCATTTCTTTCAAACATTGCATCACCCTTAGATTCAGAGATTTCTCTCTTCATAGCACGGATAATGTCATCAATGTTGCTAGAAGTAACTGTAATGTTACCAGCAGCTCCACCAATTTGAGTGTTGTCGAATGTTGTCAATAATCCGTATTGAGCATAGATTAAAGACTCAATCTTCTCGTTCATCAAGATACCCTGTCTGTCAGCTGTATCCATCTGAGTTAAGTAAGTTGACTGTACTAAGTCAGCTCTGTCGATATACTCAGCACATACCCAAGGTACATTAACGGTTAAGTGTTCCTCTGTAAGAGCAGGAGTACCAGGAGCATAAGCTGTGTACGGTGTTAATGATGCTAATGTAGCATCTGTTTTGTAAGGATTATAAATAACCCTAGAGTTGGTGTACCTAACATCCATGAAATCCTTCCATTTAACATTCTCGGAAAGTCTTTCCTGTAGTTTTGTTGACCACTCTTCTTTATAGACGATAGCCGTATGGTTCTTCACTGATATATATTTTTGAACTTTGAAAGCGAGATACTATGATTTAGTATTGTATTTATTTTCAAAATTTCGCCTTCAATTTTCAAATAACTTTTATCAGCAAACTATTTTAAACTAATAATATAGTTTAGACAATGGGTTGATCGGTAAATTGGCTTTTAGATTTTTCAGTTTGCATTCGAGCATTTACTACCTTTCTTCTCAGTTCTACTTGGTCAGTAGGAGGCAATTCGCCTTTACTAACCCAGTAATCAACTGTATCCCTTGCAGATTGAGATGATCTCTTTGTCCCTGATGGGATAGCTTCTTTTGAAGCTTTGGTATCTCTCATTTCTTTAAGTTCTGATTGAAAATATTTACTCTCTAAAACTTTATCTAAGTCCTTACCGGTCTCTTTCATTATGGATTGAACAAGGTCAACTTCTTCAGGGTCTGTTATTTTTTCAGCCCTCAAGACTGCCCTATCTATCCTATCTAAACCATCTTCTTTCTTCTCAGGTACTACTTCAGCTTTAGGTTTGGGAGCTTCAGCTAACTTAGAAAGTTTAGTCTGAAATCTCTTAGCCATTCCTTGCATTTTTAATGCTAAAGCCTTGTAATCAGTAGTATCTTCTTCACCTTCTATAACTTCGGGTAATTCTTCTACTACTTCTTCTTCATTTTCGTTTGCCATAAATGATAATGTTATGCTTTTTTAATGAGAAGTATAACTCGTTAATAATCTTTAAGAGGGATAATGACCTCTAATCAATTTTGAGGGGACTGAGAACCCCGATACTAATTCCTTGCGACGTAATAATAGACAGTTATCTCCACGACTCCACCTAATACATTTCCTGCATCTGTGAAAGATATTGTAATCTTTCCTTTAGCAGTTAATTTTAATGGGGCTGATAATGTAACAGTTCCATTAATTACTGCATCTGCTGAAAAACTTGCTTTTGCTGTTGCTGTAAGGATTGAATTAGCTGCTGATCCAGCTGAAGTTCCAATCGTTATGTTACAAGCATTAGTTGTAGTTACAGCAGTTGTTGAGTTAATTGTTGCTCCTACGATAACTGAATTATTTGGAAGCTCTACATTCATTGCTGGGACTACTGCACCTGTGCTACCATCAATGTCCATTCTGTATATTGCTTTTGCTGTCTGCAATGTACCAAAACCTGCTTCGGTATTACTTCCTAATAATTTAGCTGATAATGATTTTCTCTTAGATGTTAAAGCCATAATTTTAATCTTGACTTGTTATATAAAATAATACTATCTCTATTACTCCTGCTGTTAATACAGCATCTGGAGTAACAGTTACACGACCTTTATCTGTTAATTTAACTGGTGTTGCTAATACTGGTACTGCGTTGATAAGAGCATCTAATGTTAGAGACCCTTTAGCAGTTGAACCCAGCAATGCACTTGCACTTGAACCTGCTGATGTACCGATTGTAATGTTTGCTCCTCCTGCTGATTCTACTGCTGTAGTGGAGTTTATCGTTCCTCCGATAATTACAGCATTGTTAGGAAGTAAGCAGTTTTGTACTGGTGTGATTTCTTCTGCTGCTCCACCATCTACTGCATAATCATAAATTACTCTCGCCATTTGAACTTCTCCTAAACCTGATTGATATTTAGCCTGATCAACCTTTTTAGGTAAACTATTTCTACTGTGTATTCCTGCCATATTAGTTATATTCAAAAGTTATATCTGCTGATGTTCCTCCAAATGTGGCATATAGACCTCTTACAAAGCTTAATGGCTCTGGGAAGTTATATGTCAATGGGCCGACCGTTACTGCTGGGAATGTAATTGTTCCCAATATTGGAGTTGATCTTGAACCTGTTCCTGAAGCCATTACCGTTGATGTCCAGGCTGTATTTGCCATATTCTCGGTAGTAGTAATCGCATTACCATAAGTACCTGCGTCATAGGCTGTTATAACCATTGTAGTAGCATTTATAGCACCCGCAAAGACATCTGCATTCTGTAATGTTCCAGTTGAATAATCAGTTCCTGCTATTCCACTTGCATTAATAGCCTTTTTAGCTGCTACGATTGAAGCTGTTACATTAGCTCCGGCAATTATCTGATCAACTGATGTAGCCGCTCCTGCTGTTATTTGTGAAGCTGGAGGTGCTGCTGCTGTGTCTCCTGATAATGTTTCATCAAGCTCTACTACAAAGGTATAAGTTCTACCATTAATAGCGAATTGAGCTGCAGCTGCTGATACTGAAGGATCTGAATCTCCTGTGCCTGTTCCCATTGTTATAGCTGTCCAAGCATAGTTATCTCCAAGAGTTTCAGTTGTTGCTAATGCGTTTACAATCGCTGTATAGGCATCATCTCCTACATATCTTGCTCTTACGGTTACTGCATCAGCTGCTAAGGTAGTTGCTACAATGTAAGGATGTTTTACTGTACCCGTTGAGAACAATGTACCTTCCGATGCTGCTACTCCATTAATAGCAGCCTTTAAAGCTGTTAAAAATGTTGCTTCGGTTGCACCTCTCAATACTTGATTAGCTACTGCTGGTGCTCCAAGGGTTTCAGACAATACATCGACTTGAGTATAAACATTAGCTCCGATTGTTACTGTTGATGCTGTTGTTGCTACTCCGTCTACTAATGTACCTCCTCCCCAGGCTGCATCTGCACAAGTTTCTGTTGTTGCCAAAGCATTCAATGAAGCTCCTACAACGTTTGCATAGATAACTAATGTTGTTGCATCTGATGAATAAGCTACTACTTGAGTGTGAGCTGGTGTCGATACATTATAACCTACTGCTGGTACTTCTTTATTAATTGCGTTCTTTAAGTTTCTTAAACTAAGAGTTAAAGTTGAACCAATTTCAACATCATAAGCTGCAGTACAAACATTCTTAAATGTATATACTATTGCTCCAATTGTTACTGTTTCAGCTGCTAAACCACCTGCTAAAGCTGTTGCTCCACCTGCCCAAGAAGTGTGGTCTGCATTTTCATCAACAGTAATTGAGTTGCCACCTGTTCCTGCTGCTTTAGCTGTTACTGTAATTGTAAGTGATGTTGTTAAGTCTGCTGTAACTGTTGCTACTTGATTGATTGCCTTACAAAGATTAGCCGTTGTTTCAGCTGCTGTTGCAGCAATAAGAACATCTGTAGCATCATTCATGGCAGCTGCTGCTCTGAATGTGAATACCCTATCATCGACTGTTACTGTTCCTCCTGCAGTTGGATTAGTTCCATCGTTTGTTAAGACAAGAGAAGCTTTAACTGCATCTAAGAAATTAGTACCACCACTTGTTAATGTTCCTGTTGCGTGTGTTGCGGCAACTGAAGCTCCTATTGAAGTTAAAATGTTAATTGCGTGAGCTGCTGGAACATAAGGATTGGTGCTTGTAAGAGTAGAAGTTGCTTGAACTCCTGCTTCTAAACCATCCCATAATTTCAATGTTCCTGAAGAATGAGTATTAACAATAAAACCATTAACTGTTCCTGGTAATGATGTTATTACTCCCGACTGGGTTATATTTTTAAAATTTGCCATATTATCTTGCTATATTCTCTTCTATTTGTTTTACTTCGACTTTCTTATACTCTGATAACTTTTCAAAAGCTCTTTCCATTTCTGCCAATGCTTCTGAGATTACTTTTATTCTTTGACCTAATTGCTCATCAGTTATTGTTTGAATACCTCCCCAAGCAGGAGTATATTTAAGTAATGAATTGATGTTAGCTGAAGACTTTTTACCTCTTTTAATAACTCCTAACTCATAAATAGTATGAGTTAAAACCTTTTTAACTGCTTCCACCATATCTGGCTGACCATTAAAAGCAATTACTAAATCCTGTTCTGCTTCTGTGAGTATATCTTCCATAATTTTAATTATTATTCTTCTACTACTTCAGCTTCTTTAGCTTCAGTAACTTCGGGTGTTTCAGGAGTAGTTTCTACTGGTTCTACTTCTGGTGTTGTTTCTGGTTCCATATTATTGTTGATTATTATTATTTACTCCGACCATTTGTTGTTGAGGATTCTGTTGAGGTACTTGTTCTGCCTCTTGAATATCCTCTCCTCCTCCGAATAAGAAGGGTGATATTCCTGAAAACTCTAATATCTCATTAAAAGCCTTATTCATTCCAGGTATCTTCATTGCTTGTTGGAATTGAACAGGGTTTGAAAATATTTGTCTGAAGATATTGGTTAAGTCTGAAGACATCTTATTAAGGTATTTCTGTTTTCCGGCTACATTAACATCTACATCAATCGGAATACCTTTAAACTCGTCTTTTATTATCTCGATAAATCTCTTGTTACCTCCTTTCATCCAATCCTTTCTCATAGTGTCCTTGTAAGCGTCTATAATGTCCTGTGTGGGGGCTTCTCCCTCCTTATCGAAGTATTTAATAGCCATTCTTACAGCTTCTCTATTGGACTCTTTTGTGGATACAGACTCTGCAATATACTGCATTTCTTCCATGTTCATTTCTTCAAGCCAACTGTCTCCGTAATTCATTTCTTTGACTAAATACTTTAATATCCAATCTCTATAAATCTCACCGAAGAATGTAGCAATCTTTCCTTGTCTATATTCGTGTAATCCTTGACCTGATGAAACTACAAGATTTTGAAGAGCAAATGGTGTTCCACTTGTAGGATTGAGCCCTAATTGTGCATCGTTAGCTGATCCTGTTGTTCTTGCCTGTACTTCCCATCTATTTAAAGCATTCTCGAACTCTCCCATGTTCAATGGCTGTATATTAACCATTGAAAGAGGTTTGTTTTCTTCTGTTTGTACGATTGTTCCTTTCGGTAAATCTGTTATCTTGTTCTGTCCCTTAAACTTTAAACTTGCTGTTTGAACTATCATTAAAGCGGCTACATCAAGCATTTCCTTAATTTGTATTTCATTGTAGTTAGTCCAGATTTGAGACTCAAACAACTCTTCAATACCTCCGAATCCACAAGCACGACCATATATAGGGTCTCTTTTTAGTGCCTTGTAAATACTTTCTTTCTCTTTTCCTTTAAAAAGGGTAATTCCATTTTTGTCTTTGTTTTCCTTTTGACTACCTAAAACTACAATATGCAACTGTCTTGAATACTTGTCAGGATCTCCTCCTTCATCTAACCAAGTTTCAGGGAATACTCCATGTAGTTCGTGAACTTCAATGTACTTTCCAGGAGTCTTAGCTTTCTGTTCAGAGCCATCATTAACCTTTTCAGCTCTTGCTTGAGCTATTGCGCTATCTATCTCTTCATCAATCCAAATGCCTTTGAAGTCTAACAACTGGTCAGGTGAATAAGCGTGTTTCTCGCAAATTGCACCTGATAAAATGTCAGTCTGATCACAAAAGGCAATCCTTTGTAAGGGTACACATTCTGGCTTGGTTTCGTTCACATTTTTTACTAATGCCAAACCATAATCAACATAGCTCTCTACCACTTCATCAATAAAGGTATCTAAATCATTCTTTCGAGCAAATCTATTGTGGTATTTCCTAACTAAAAGGGACTTGTAGTAATTATCAGCATCATTAACATATGGTTCAATATCTTTAACATCAAATCCTTCTGAACGATAAGCTACATTAACGATAGGTCTGATAATGTTCTTGTAAGGCCTATTGCCATCATCTTTTCCGGTTGAGAATTTAGAGTTCTTGTAAAGAGTTGAAAGTCTAATATGTTCGTACATCTTAAACTCATAGCCATCAATAATCGGCACTCCGTGTGTCTTGTAGTTTGTTTCTTCTGTGGCTATGTATTCGTAAATCTTTTCTGGTTTTGTTTCCATGTAAATAAAAAAGGGCATCTCTATTGAAGATGTCCCCTGTCGAAGGTATAGACTATTTAATTTGATTATATTTTAGCACTTTGAATTTAGTTGTCAAGAGATGTGTATAAAAAATAAATAGGATACCACTCTTTAAATACTCCGCCACTTGCACTTGTAGCTTCAATACCAACGTCATAATGAAGTCCCGCTGTTAATCCTAATCCTTTATACTCAACATAATGATCCTTGCTTAAATTATTATCTATATAAACAATCATTTTGTCGGTAAATTCACCATTCATTAGTTTAATTCTTAATCCATCAAAACCTCCTACACATTCAGGCATTGATTCAGTAGAAAATAAGAAAACTTTAACTGTTACCGGTTCATTAAATCTTAATATCCCAGGAACATTAACATCACTATTCCTCCATACGTTATCTGTTATGACTGGAATAGTTTTTTTTACTTCAACCTGTGGAATATATTGTGGAACATAAACTATCTCTTTTTCAATAATAACTTCCGGTTGCTTCTCAACAACAACTGGCTCTTGCTCAACTACTGGACTACCTGCTCCTTGTGTTGCCATAGTTTGCTCTATTATTGTTATTACTTGACTTCTTGCTTCTAACTTCTGCTCATCTGTAAAATTAGGAGAACCTAATATTAATGAAAATAAGGTTAAAAGCGTTACAATTATTGTTGGTAAAACCATATATTTATTATTTATACTTATATTATCATTATAAAACTATATGTTATAAAAGTCAATAAGGGTTATACACACTTACTTTATCTTAATTGGCCTGTAATATGTATGTTTATCTATAAGAGATATTTCTCCTTCTTTACCAAAATGAACAGTTGCTGATGCTTCTCTTAACTCAAACATACCAGAAGCAATCATGTCTCCAAATCTATCTTGATATTGTCTAAACAAAATAAGTAATTTAGCATCTGAATCTGGTAATTCAAAGATAATCATTTTAATCGTTGTACTATATTTTTAGCAAAGAATTGAGCCGCTAACGGAACATTAAATATTCGCCTTGCCGGATAGACAAACAATATTCTTTCAGTTATCTTCTTGCCTTCCTCAACTCTCACTACAACCTTATTGGTTATCTTCTCCGGCTTTAATGATAAGATAGCTTTCTCTATGTTATCAGTATAAGAGATGTAAGTATTACCACCTAAAGAAATAGTTAAGAGATACTTGCCTCGTGGTTCTTCTTTTGGTTGTTCTACTTTCTTACCTCGCTTGATTGGTGTTTTCTTTTTTACGCCAGATGATGTCTTCTTCTTCATAATTTAATTTATATGTTAGTTTATAACGGATAGCATCCATTGCATGATTAAATATATCCTTAGGAACTCCAATAATGTTTCCATCCTTGTCTATTTCCCAAGAATAGTTTTCATATTCTTTTTTAAGATTAGTCGACCTTCTTGTATATGAAATCTTTTGCTGTTGAACAAACTGTATTCCAAATCCTACTGAGTCCCTACCTTTAATCGCTGGTAAGATAAGAACTCCAAAACTCTTAATCTCATCAATGCTCTTTGGTTCCGATGAATCTCCGATAACTAATCCTTGTGTCTGTGCTAAGAATATATCAGCTATTTGTTTATTACTTAATCCTTTTTGATAAATAATCTCATCGAATATAAAACCACCATTATAAGTATATATTGCTACTATAGCAGTCGGATCAGTCGAATAACCAAAGTCTAATCCATACCCTTCAAGTTTAGCTTCGTGGGGAACTTCATCTATCTCTTTCCAGTTATTATATATCTTTCCTATTACAGTTTCAGGTACTAATCCTTTAACCATATTGTAGTAATGGTCTGGCTTAGTATTTTTATAGTTCTCGTAACTATCAATACTTTGTTGAGCAAGATTAACTCGATTATCCTCATAAGAGGTTCTGATAAAGAAAGTATCAATATTTCTTTCTTCTCTTAACTCTGGTATATAGAAATTCTTAATCTCGCTCGGTAAAAGATTAAACCATCTCTTAATAATCCAATGAGTCTTTGCTGGAGGATTAAGTAGTAAGATAACAACTATATCTCCCTTAATAGTTCTTAGGGAATCATCTAATTGCATAAAGTCTTCTTCTGGTATCTCATCAGCTTCTTCAATAATAACACAGTTATAGTTGGCTAATGATTTAAGTTTTGACTTCTGATCGCCTGATGATTTCCTAAAACCTACTGCGTTTATAGTATTAGCACCATGAGTTATGGTCATGGTACTTTCGTTTATATCTAATGAGTCCTTTATTCCGTTCTCTTCAGCTCGGTCAATTATTTCTCGATAAATAGAGTTCCTTATATCTCCTAATATATATCGCATAATAGCACAACGGAAATATTCACGTGCTACTAATTTAGCATTAGCATATTGAGAAGCTACTGTTGATCTGCCTGCTCCTCTTCCACCCATTAAAATAAAGTATCTTACCTTTTGAGTAAAGAGTGGTTTATATACTTCATTCACCAATTGCTCCATTTTCTTTAAAGTTTGTAAATATTATGTTGTTACCTTTAATCTCCTTACCACCTGATGTTATATCTGTTCTTTCACTATAATCATCCTTGCCCAATGTCTTTGTAATATGTTTAGCGACATCAGTTTGTATTCTTAATAGGTCAGTTTGCACCTTTCCCTCTTCATTTTCAGTATTGTATGTAAGTGTTTTATCAAGTACCTTTTCGGCCTTATCAAGCATTTGAAGCCTCCTAACTTTTCCCTTGAACCATTCTACTGTTGTTATTTGATCAGCATAGTCTGGTTCATATCCTGCTTTTATAGCTGATTGAGTTCCGTTTCCGAATGTTTCACTCTTAGGATTTATATACAAATCCCAACACATCTTCTGTCTTGGGTCTAATTGATATTGATTCGCTCCGTTAGGATTTGTTATTACTTCTTCTGACATAAATTAAAACCTAATGTTCCTTTATCTATTTCTGCCTTTCTAAAATCATCATCTAACCACACATCGTCAACCTTGCTTTGTTTATCTTTGTCTTTAACTTCCGGTACGAGTTCCTTCTTTGATTGTTCCTCTTGATTAATTATCTGCTGAAACTTTTCTTGTAGCTTTCTTTCGTCTGTAGTTTGCTCATCGTGTAATGCTAAAATCTTATTAGCAAACTTATTTCTTAATTCTTGAAAGTCTTTAGTTAGTTCTTCTTTTCTTTGTGCGTAATATTCTGGTGAGTACATAATTTTTTGTTTAGTTTATTATATTTTATAGCTTTTTAAACCTCTTGTCAACCTCGACCTTTTGATCCTCCTTAATTATCTTCTCGATGTCCTCTAATGCTTGATTATATCCTTGAGCAAATTGAGTTATTCCTGTTTTGTAAAAAATATTATTCTTTATCCCCTCCAATATCCTCTTCCTTTCCTCTTGCTGGACTTCGATAGCTATTTTTCTTATTATATTCTTGACTCCACGATGATAATTACAATAATCAGATATTTCTGGAAAGTATTTTTTTATATTATCTTCTATGATTTGGTTGGTCATATGTTAAATAAATTAC